CTGAACAGCAGGCTGCACAACCGAATCAATAGTGTTCACGAACGTATTAGTGCGCTTGACCGCCGACTAGATGGTATCGAACTTACTGTGGCTTCTGATTATGTTAAGAAGTCTGAGTTGTCTGAGATGATTAGTCGGATGGAAGACCATATGGTACGTATTGAACAAAAACTAGACCAAATCGTGCTTCGCAATGGTTAAGAAAAAAGCTACAGAAGACCAGTTTAACGAGTTGCATAATCTAGTTACTAAGGAGTTCCTTGCCCGTATTAAATCAGGTGAGGCTTCTACACAAGATCTAAAAGCAGCTTGTGACTGGCTCAAAACAAATGACATCAGTGGTGTAGCTTACGATGGCAACCCACTGTCTAAATTGGCTAATGTAATGCCGCAAGTTGACCCAGAACTCGTACAAAGCAGACTCTATGGCAAGCGGTAACACATCCAAATACTACAAATCAAACCCTAAAGCCGCTGCTCGCCGTCGAAAGCAGCAGCGTGCATACAACAAGACCGCAAAAGGTCTTAAAATTAGAACTAACGCAAACAAACTCAATCGGAGGCTCGGTACTTATGGTAACGGCGACGGAAAAGATGCATCTCACACAGGACCTAACAAAGGTAAACTTGAAAGTCCTAAACGAAATCGCTCTAGACCACGTCGTAACCAAAAGTACGCATGACCCCGCTTTTCCCAAGTCCTGATCACTACCTTTACAACCTAATAACCATGACGTCCTCTGAAGCCAAGCGCCTTTGGAGGCGCAGCATCAAAGAACACTTTGGATGCACATGTGTTTATTGCGGAATTACTTATGACTTACATGAACTCACATTGGATCACGTACATCCTCGTTCTCTTGGGGGTGAAGACATTACATCAAATGTCGTACCAGCCTGTTCCAGTTGCAATCAGGACAAAGGAAGTTTACATTGGCGAGAATGGATGAGACAACAGTTTGGTCAAAATCTACTTCGTGAATCTTTAATTTTATCACACATTAGCTAATGGCAGATACCCCTAAACCGATACCATATTCTGAATGGAAGGTTAAAGCAGAAAAAGCATATAAACCAAATAAATACTCTGTTCGAGAAATGCTTCGAGATTGGGGGTACCCTTCAGATCGTCCTAAAGGTCAATGGACTTTTAACTTTCAAAAAGGCAAACTGCAAGGCAAGCGTTACTCAACTAGAAAACGCACCAGAGGCAGCGGTACAGGTGGTCGGCGCGAACAATTAGCCAAAATATCTACACCACCTGGTGCTGATCGTCCAGCTTTTTTTGAAAAAATGGCAAAAGCAGGCGCTGCAGGCAGGGAAGGACACCACAGAACTCCTTTGTTTTTGTCTGGCCGTGCATTGCTAGAAATGTCTGAAGAACGTATTGCTCAATACTTTGAACGCTTTAAACAAGCTGGAGTTGCTTTAGGTGACACCGCTGAAAATATTATGTCACTTGGTAAACAAGAGCACAGACAAGCTCATGTTGAAGGTGAAGCACTTCAGCGCAAACTAAAGCAAATGGAGCAAAAACCCCAAAGAAAGACTAGAGTACGACCTAAAGGAGGTACTATGCAATTTATTAGTACTGCTCCTGACCTTTTTAACACAGGATTCCCTACACCTGGTGACGACAATCCATTTGGCGGTCGTACAGTTGAAATGGATCCCTTTGGTAGCGGTGCTACTATTCGTCTACCTTAACCTATGACCGACATCCTATCCGCCCTACAAGATGATTTCAAGCTGTTCCTACAAGCCTTGTGGGCGCAGCTTGATCTACCGGAGCCTACACGTGCACAATACGCAATCGCAGACTATCTTCAGTCTGGACCTAAACGTCTTCAGATACAAGCTTTCCGTGGAGT